GTATTCGTGGCTGACTTGAGCGAAGCGGCGACGTTCGTCAGTGTCTAAGTAGATGTAATCCACGTAGAGGGAGGCAGCACGGAGCGATGGCACAGTGTTGGCGAAGGTTCCCGCACCCCAGTAGCAGTTGCGTGCTTCACGGAATTCAAGGTTAATCTTGACTTCGTGGTATTGGAGAGCGATGAGTGGGAGGGCAAGACCAGGGTTGCGGCAGAACCAAAATTGAAGAGGGATGTAGAGAGTGGTGCTTGGCATGCAACCGGTGGATTCGCAAGTGTCAGTGACAGACGCAGGTGGTTGGGCAGGGTCGGCACCACCGTCGTTACCAACAACTTGGGTAAGACGGGGGACGTTACCAACCATGTTCGCGTAACCGGCTTGACGGCCCGCGGTCTGGGTGAGTTCGTTCCAGATGTGGAGCCAGTCACCGTAGTGTTTGTCGATGCGCTGTCCACCAATTTCGACTTCGACGTTCTTGACAAGAACGTGGCCGACCCAGTTAAGCCAGCGGAAACGGTCTCCGTTCAGGGTGCACTCAACACGCGGAAGAGTGACCTGGAGGTAGACACGGTGGATAAGATCACCATTACGGGATACAGTGCAGGTGACTTTTTTGCCAAAGTCAGCCTGTCCGTTGAAGGTTTGTTCGATCGCTTCCATCGAGAAGTTAGTGTGACGACGGTACACTACTTTGAAGAAAGTGATTTGAGGGTTACCTGTGAGGTAGATATCTTGAGCGCCATAGGCTACTAATTGCATTAAACCGCCACCCATGGTGTGGATATCTTTAACAAAGAAAAAAAATTTGAAAAAAATGAAAAAAAACAATTTAAATTAATTAAATTAATAAATCTACATAAAGTGACTAACTACTTAAAGCACTTAAAGAATAGAAAATATTTGTTGATTATTTCGGGTAAATCTTTAAGTATGAATGATACTAATTTTAAAGTAAAATCCAAAAAAAAAAAGACTGTAGCAAGTAAGCAAAGAACATTAGATTCAATTCACAACGAAAAAATACAATATTTTGAAGATTTACAGAAATCCATCAGTGATAAGAAAAAAAAAATAACCGATTTATCCAAAACTTTAAAAATATTAGATCAAAAAAAATTAGCTGACCTCAGTGACTCTGAATTACAACAAAAATTAGATATTCAAGATAGTATTAAGGACTTAGAACGTGATATCCGTAAAATATCAAAAAGGACTGATGAGAAAAATTATCTCTTAAATACTGGAAATCTAATCTATCAATACTACGAAAATATGGATAGAATCGCTCAAGGTGATAATTTTCAGGCCGAGCAAAACAATAACCCTGGAAATATCCTAACTTTTTTTAAACCGGGGGCAAATATTAGTAGTCAAAAAATTAAAACCGATACGGATAAAAGAGTTCCTGGATTTAAAGAATTAGAAGATGAAGAGTTTTCTACAATAAATCAAGAATTTACTACTCGTGAAAAATTACTAGATCAATACTTGTATCATGTTGATCCCCATCATGTTCCAAAAGTGGATAATAATCCTAACAAAGATATTTGTCCCCGTTGTCGTGAGGAACGTGAATTTAGTCAAACCGAAGCATTGTTAATTTGTCATAGTTGTGGTGAGACAGAACAAGTGTTATTAGATAGTGAGAAACCTAGCTATAAAGATCCTCCTCGAGAAATTAGCTATTTTGCCTATAAGAGAATTAATCATTTTAACGAATGGTTAGCGCAATTTCAGGCTAAAGAGTCTACCGAAATCCCTGATCTAGTCTACAACCAAATCCTAATGGAACTAAAAAAGGAAAGAATCGAAAATATGGCCACCCTACAACCACCAAAATTGCGAGAAATTTTAAAACGACTAAAACTAAATAAATACTATGAACACGTTCCACATATTATTAACCGATTAAATGGTGTTCCAGCCCCAATCATGACACGAAATACAGAAGAAAAATTAAGAACGATGTTTAAAGAAATACAAACACCATTTATGAAACACTGTCCTAAAGACCGAAAAAATTTTTTAAGTTATAGCTATGTACTACATAAATTTGTGGAACTTCTTGAATTAGATGAATTTTTACCCTGTTTTCCACTACTAAAGTCTAGAGAAAAACTACTACAACAAGACAGGATATGGAATTTAATTTGTAAAGAACTCAAGTGGGAATTTATTAAATCTATCTGAATATATTTTCTAATGTATTAGTATTAGATTTAGATATAACACATGGCTGATGAAACTAAGAATATCTTGATAACAATTTTTTTCTTTTATATTACCTATGATCTCTTAACCGCATTATTTATGTATAAAACTCATCCAAAAGCAAATGAGGAATATTATAAGCAGGTGTTTTCAATGAGCGGTCAGATATGTTTGATGATTAGTCTTATTATGACAGTGTTACTATACAGTAATTTAGTGTGCATTGATAAGACGGAGGCGATATCTAAAGCTTGATAAAAACACAAGATATTATTAATTTTTAATAATTGTAAAAATTAATAAATTCTTATTGTTGTGTATTACTTGAAAATTAATAATGATTTATGAAATCGATAATATTCGATATATTAGATTGTGTTACTATTAGATTGATTATGATATTCAAAGTAATTTCATAGGCCATTGGACAATACCAGCACCAATACCAAATCCAGCACCTTGACGGACTGTATTTCCAATACTAGGTGAGAAAATATCTAAAAGGGCAAAGGTAGCTGCAGCTGTAAGACCAATAAGAATTGCCTCTTCGATTCTTAAAATTGACTTACCCGCTTTTCCCCTACGAGGTATGTAAAAAGCCGCCACAGCTACCATAATACCTTCAATTAAATATTTACCAAGTCTCGAAATAACTTGTTTCCAGTCAAATATTGTTTTGGAATCTTGTTCTGAAAAACTTGTCATCTAATATAGAGTTATATAAAGATAATATTTTTATTAATCCATTACGAGTTTAATTTAAACAAATAAACTCTTAAGAGTATATACACTAGTCTTCATGGCAAGCGAGACAACTACAACATCAACAATCTCTGAAGACACACCGACTGAAAACACTTCTAGTGCTACACCAAAGGAAGATTATCTAGAAGTGGATAAACCGATTCCAGGACAAAATTTTGTTTGTATGTCTTTTGTGTCACCCGAAAAAATTATTAACTCTAAGGATAATTTTAAAAACTATGCTTTTATGAAACACTATCTAGGTGATAAATTTACTATGACTGAATCCCAGTGGAAAGAAGAATACGAAAACTTTTTATCTACCAATGAAGATGATCTTGAAAAGGAGTTTTCATCTCAAAATAATTTTCAGACTAGCACAAGAGGTATTAAAGTTCGTGGTGTATTTGACACTTACCGCGAAGCTCAGGTAAGAGCGCAGGTTCTACAACGGATGGATCGTAGTTTTCATGTTTTTGTAGGTCAAGTGGGATACTGGCTACCGTGGGATCCAGAGGCAAACAAGATTGAAGATCAAGAATATCTAGAAAATGAACTAAACAATTTAGTCCATAAATATAAGGAAAACGAAATGCAACGTGACAATTACTACTCACAACAAGTTCGTGATCGCAAACAAAAGGCTATTGAAGAAAACGAAAAACGCCGCGAGGAACAGAAACGTAGTCAACAGCAACGCATCGAGAGAAAACGAGAACTACAGCGACTAAATGATAAGTCTAGAGTAGATCAGTTACTAGGTGAAGGTGAAGGAGAGGTTGAATCTACTAGCGGAAAAGGAGTAGACGAAAAATCTAGCGGCGAGCAACTTTTTAATACACTAACAGATTCTGAAAGTCACCAAGACAGAAAGGCTTTTTTTGAAAAAAAAGAGTAAATTAAAATTAATTCAATATACTATCTAGAATAACTTAGATAAAACCATATCAATCATAATTAATTAATTATTAATTGAAATTAAATATCTCAATTAATAAACATTATCATAAAATATAAATGAAATCTAGTGTGCCATTATTACTACTATTTTTAGGAATTGTTTGTATTACTATTGGTTATAGTAAGCTTGAAAAAACTTGTCCTAAACCAAAGATAGAATATCGTTATGTTCCACAATCAATTTACGCAGAACAGCTTGATAATCCTAGCCTGACTGATCCATATTCTAATATTGGTAAAATGTTTAGTCAGGATCCAGTTAGAAAGGTATAATATTTTTTGAAAAGAATAAATTAATCCTGTTTGTTTAAACCATCTTTTTTTATGCGATACATCCAATCCTGGTAGGGTTTAAAAATTAGTAATCCAGAACATCTCGCATAGATCCAATTCCAATACATTATAATTACACTGGATAGTGTAATATTACATGAAGTAAATAATATAGTTAAACATAACAAAGCACTAGTTTCTAAAATTCGATTTCGAAACATAACATAACCAATAAAGGTATCCTTTTTCCATGTAAATAAAATGTCACGGTGATTGTTATACCAATAGTTCATCATATTTACAAGTGGATGGAACCATTGTAACCGGTTAAAATACAATGTGTGCATCTCTTTTGCGGAAGAATGAACTACAAAACCGCTATATTTTGGAAAAAATGACATTCCAGTTTGAAAAAATAAAAATAAAACTAGAAAGACTGACACAATTGGCAACATATTACTATATATCAAAGCACACAGACTAGATAATAGACTTGTCGAGGCCATTAATACAAATATAGTATTTTGAAACAACCATGAGCCCCACCAATATTTAGATACTATCTTATTATAGTTGTCTAGACTACTACTCATTTCACTAATTAATTTTAACCGTGCTTTAAAGAGTGGGATATCATCTGGTGTCTTGTTTTGTCTAAATAATGAGGTCCTTTTGTAGATATCTTCATCACTGTCATATTCGTTATCGATCTGTTTTTTTCCGGCAGCCTCCATTAACTGTTCGAGATTAATTATATTGTTTTCAGAAGGAGTTAGTGAGATTTCTGATAGGTTATTAAAATCTAACGGGTCTGGATGTAGAAACCATTCATCACGTATAATAAGTCGTACCTTCTCTAGATCTTCATGATAAATACCACTAAAATAATAGTGATACTTAGGATGTTCCGGACTAATATTGTGAAATAGATTAATAAATGATTCACGCCATTCTGATTCTAGTGTTTTCCATTGCTTAAAATTTCGATAAATTGTTTCAACACTGTCTTGAGATTTCCATTCTAAAAATCTAGTAGTATTTTGCGCTAATTGCTGTTTAATTTCTGGAGTAAAAAAGTCTTCTCGTTGTTTTTTTTCGAGAACCATAATCTTGTTTTCTAATCGCTCATTTTCAAAAAAATCTATCTTTGAGGAATTTTTCACAACCTGTAATTGTTTTCTAGTAGCCTCTAGTAGATCCGTAGTTTCTTGTTGCCTCTTACAGAGAGTGTCCCACTTTTTATGAATTTTCTGAAAATGTCCTAGAGCATTACTAGTTTGAGTAAATAGTGGTTTCCAATACAATACATTGTCATGATATTCCTTCCAATATTTAATCCAGTCATGAACATAGACAAAAGTTTTAGGACTAGTAGTAGTGTTTATAATGTCTTTAGGATGATGGGCCTGTTTAGCAATATTTTTACCTAACAAACTAATTTTACGACTATATATACAGCTATCGGAGTTTGATCGTGTTATAAGTGGCATCGAGATTTAGTTAGTTATGTAGAATACACTTTAAGTGTGTAATTACCATTCTTTTTTAACATTTACTAGAGGTCCCTTAGTTTGAACCACTTCGTCATCATTTTCTTTTTCATACTTATCGTTGTAGTGATTTGAATGATGTTCCCAAAATACCGCG